ATGCCAGTATGTGATGGTTGCTGGGAAAAAGAGCAATCATTGCAAGCTGAGAATATGTCGCCGGAGAATCAGCAGGCGCGTGTAGATGCTGCGAATAAAGTTCTGGAAGAAAAGATTGAAGCTTCGCGCTTACAGAACGAAACTCTCAGGATGGCGGAAAAGATAGACCAGTCTATTGAAATCAAGACTGATATCTTCAATGCCTACACTACGGCCATTCTCGATATCAAGGCGGCAATCGACAATGATGCCGCAATCGAGAATAAACCCTACCGATTGGCCGAAACAATCAAGACAAGATTCGAGCATCTCTCCAAAGTAATTTTCGACACTATTCAGGAATCAGACAGAATAGTGCGAGAATCTACTAATGAACAGCGTGCTATTCAGTCCTACCTCAATAGCATGGCTAATCAATTACGCGCTGAGGAACGGGAAGCACTTCGGATTAAGGATATCAACTATAAGCCTACCGAAGTAAAGCAGCCTCGCGTAAAGACTGTCAAGACGACGGGAACTAAACAGTCTAAGGCTCCTGCCCACCGTCAAAAGATTGATAAGGAAGCTCTGAAGAAATACGCCGCAGAAATCGGCGTTCCAGAATTCCATTTACAGCAGGTTGTTATTCAGCAGGGCGTATCGGTGGAAAAGGCTGCCGATATCGTCCGTGAAATGATTGCCAAAATGCGTGCTGCATCAGGACAATAGTATGGACAAAATCCAAGTAGAATCCAAAATATGGGCGCTTGAATTTGATATCAAGTGTCTCATGTGCGGGAATGGCGAAAAAACTAACGCCAAACATATTCAGGCATTGCGTGATAGCATTGCCAAACTAAAGGCGCAATACGCCGATATCCTAGGAACTAACCATGAATAGACAAACCGCCGTAGACTTTTGCCGTGAGAAGTTAAACGAACACGGTCTAAAGAATTGGCATGTTAGGGTAACGACAGACCCTAATCTGCCATTTCTCGGATTGTGTATGCACGGTGATAAGGTCATAATGCTCAATGGCTTTCACATTGACATTCATCCTTATCTCGAAGTTGTATGCACAATTCTCCATGAGATTGCTCATGCTATTGTTGGTCCGGGCCACGGACATAATGATGTATGGGCCACGAAAGCGCGTGAGATTGGTTGTGATAATACACAAGCCTGCTCACATCTCGATTTACCTCCGCATGTGATTGACGCTATTCGTAGCGGCGCCAGCGTCGAGGTTATTGTCGAGGAAAAGGAAATTGTTCAGAAAGTTCGTGAAGTTCGCCACGTCGTAACTCGGTTGCAGGATAAATGCCCTACTTGCGGTAAGGTTGCAATCGAGAAGTTCTCCACAACCAACGTGGACAATCAGGGTAATCAAGTTAAGATTATTACTCTCGAATGCTTCCACGTTATGATGAAGGTCATTCCTCGCGGAACGGCTTTCGAGTCAATCATATCGAATTGGTGGAAGCCTGAGATTGCGTCTTGTCCACACAAGTGGGCTGAGAATCAGTGCCTCGTTTGTGGTGAGTTTAAGTTATTTGATTTCCAAGTAACAGGCTCACTATTCGCTGAGGCTGCATTAGCAATGGGCAAGGGTTGTCTGATTGCTGATGAAATGGGTCTTGGTAAGACTGTTCAGGCTCTCGCATTCCTCTACTTCTACGGCATGATTAATAAGAAGTGGAGCAAAAAGAAGTTCAAGAAAACGATGGTAGTTACCAAGTCTGCCATCACATATCAGTGGTTTTCACAAGCTGTGCGCTGGCTTGGTCCTGACTATATCGCGCAGATTATTCGGACGAGTAAAGATTTTCTCATTCCGACCATGAATCTTTACATCATTCCGTATGACCTGCTGCGACGTATGAAGCCTGAAAAACTTCATAAGCTTGGAATCGACCTTGTTATTCTGGACGAGGTTCAGCAGATTAAGAATGTTGATTCCGCTCGCACACAAGAAGTTCGTAAGCTTGTATCGGCTAACCCCGCGTGCAAGGTTATCGAATTGTCAGGAACACCGTGGAAGAATCGCGGTGCAGAACTATTCCCGGCATTGAACTTAATCGACCCAGTTAAGTTCTATTCCAATCAGCATTTCCTCGATACGTGGGTAGACTTCTACTGGCACGGTAACAAGCGGAAGATGGGCGGAATTAAGAACGTCAAGAAGTTCCGTGAATACATCTCCAACATCGTTATCCGTCGCGAGTATGACGAGGTAATGAAAGAGTTCCCGCAAGTTAAGCGTGACAAACTTCCGGTAGAACTCGATGCACTTTCGCAGACCAACTACGATAACGAGACTTCATCATTCGTTGAATGGTGGAATAATATCGTTATCGGTGGGATGGAAGAAAAAACGTCGGGAATGCAGATTATCGCAAAGCTACAGAGAATGCGTCATATCTGTGGCCTCGCGAAAATTCCGGCGACTCTCTCCTATCTCGAAGATTTTGTTGAGGAATCCGATAAGAAGATTGTCGTATTCGTTCAGCATCGCGACGTTGGTATCCTGATTAAGAATGCACTGACTGATACTGACGAAAAGTCAAACTCTGACTGGTATCAGTTGGCGCAAGCTTGTAAGGAACAGGGTATCAAGATTCTCCAGTATACCTCGCAACATACTGGCAAACCAGAAGGGCAGGATATACAGGACGATTTCAACAATACGCCACGTTGTATCATGGTCGCTTCAACATTGGCGTGTGGAGAAGGGCTGAATCTTCAAACGTGCGATACAGCTATTCTCCACGAACGTCAGTGGAATCCACAGAATGAGGACCAAGCCGCGCCGGGACGTTTTAAGCGTATTGGACAGGCGGCAAAGGTTATCACTGTTATCAATCCTGAAGGGAAAGATACCACTGATGAATATCTCGATGCAATGGTAGACCGCAAGCGTCGCTACTTCCACGAGGTTCACAATAATTCTGAGATTGTGACGTGGAATCAGGACGAGGCAATGCGCGAACTTGCTAACACAATCTGCACGAAGTTCGCTGCTAAGATGAAGGCTCAGGGTAAAGTTCTTAAGACTAACATCACTAACATGGCTGCTTACAAGCCAATTGAGGTGTCATAATGGAAAAAGAATATCCTGAATGGTCGGTGTGCCAATTCTTCATGGACGGTTCTTACGAATACGTCCGTCATCATGTTATGGCTGAGGAAGCTGTCAAAGCTTTTCGCCATTACACGACAAGTGTTGGCGCCAGAATCGGCACTACTGTCCGTGTGATTATCACTGATGGTGGTGACTGCATCTCGATGGAATGGGAACATGGTAAGGGCATTACGTTTCCCAAACCAGAAGATGACAAACAACATCCCGAGGACACTAATAGGTAACTATCAGTGGCTCTCATCCGTAAAAAGGGTGGAACTACGACCGGCCTACTTACCATTCTAACCGTGTATTGGAATGGTGAGCGGGTTGGTCGTGCGTTTCATGTAGAATTCGACGGTTATATCTTCGAACCAATACTGTCTGATGATAATGGTGGGCCATTAAATGCAGACTGGTATCAACTACGTCCGGAATCACAGCACATCGCTGTAGTTTCTAGGAGTATTCACTAGTGGAGTATCTCTACAGATTCAAGGAAACTCGCTGGTCTGAGCGTAGGCTTGTGCTCATCCAGATAGATTTACCTATAATCAAGAGGACTCCATGTGGTGCATGGGTTGATGATTATGGGCGTCAGCGTTTTGTCAATCTTCAGGCTCGTAAGAAGTATGCTTGTGAGACTGTAGACGCTGCTTTAGAATCTTACCATGCTAGAAAGAAAAGGCAAATTAAGATTCTTAAGCATCGCCTCGCAGAAGCTGAAGCGGCGCTAACACTGAATAACGATAACAAGTCAACAGACTACTGGATACTAGGAGATTGCTAATGCAGAATATTAACAAGTTCTACGTTGGGGCCAAGCACATCGGTTCAGCTATTCTCAATGGTCGTAATGCTGGTTGCACCAAGGCAACTATTGAGGAAGCTATTGAGGATGCCAAGCGTATGATTCGCAATAACGAAGTGGAATGTGTCGTTGTTGTGGAAATTAAGCTGGTTGTCCACCGCGAAACGCCGATTGTCATTGAGGAAGTATGACAGAGTTCAAGCCGGATAATAGAACTATTAACGAGATTCCTTTAGAGGAAATCGTTGAAGTTCCGCAGTATGGCCCAACAAACGTCATACTGGATAGTCAAATACTGACTTCACTAATGTCCTGTCCACGTCTATCGGACTTTAGGTTTAACTACAATTTCATTTCGATTGCAGGTAAATCTAATTCACTAGAGGTGGGGTCAATCGTTCACACTTTCATGGAGTATTACTATCGTGCAATTATCAACGGAATCAAGAAGGAGTCAGCTTTTGGTTTTGGAATTACGGCTGCTGAGTTGTATATCAAAGGCTGTGCAGGATGTGCAACTTTCGTCCCTTCCGAGGAGTTTCCAAAACCACCTTGTGGACATAAGCCATTCGAGTTCCCCGGTGTTAGGAATACGCCTAGGGAGCCTGATTCGACGAATCCACGTGAGAAATACAAAACAGGGTGGCAGTGGGCGTTAGATACTTGTGACCAATACTTCATGCATTATCGTGGCGACCATTGGGTTCCACTAGAAGTAGAGGTTGTCAAGAGTAAGATTCTTTACGAGGATAGCGAAGTTCGTATCTTGTGGAAAGCCAAACTGGATTTAGTCGCTGACACAAATCAGGGAATATATCCAACTGACCATAAGACAATGAAGCAACGCCGTAATACACTATCTCTGAACAATCAGTTTAAGGGACAGTGCCTAGTAGAGAATACACGCTCAGTCATGATTAACAAAGTGGGATTCCAAAAGAGTCTCAAACCAGAGGAGAAATTCGAGCGTAAGCCTGTATCCTATTCGGCCCCGCGTTTGTTGGAATGGCAGGGCACGATACTTCCGTATTATGCCAAGCTGCTTATGATGTATGCGGAGACTGGATACTGGCCTCCTAACTACAATAACTGTGAAGGGAAATATGGCAATTGTGGATTTGTTCCTGTATGTGAAGCGGACCCAGACATGCGGGAAACAGAAATCAAGAAATTGTTTATCATTGGACCGGAGTGGAATCCGTCGAATGATGACGATACTATGGGAGTTGAAGATGGTAACTAATACAATTCCGACACTAGAGTTCAGTCGTAATGATGAGGGAATCGAGTTTCACACTAGTGATTCTGGATTCATGCTCGTCAAAACTGTTAATACTGATGGTGATGTGTTCACTATTGTGTTGAATCCTGATGAGGTAAAAGCACTGAGGGATTTGCTTATCCTCGAAACTGCGTAGGTGAATTATGAAGGACTATTACGTTGAGGCGTGGCTCAACAATCGTTGGGTTCTACTACATACGTATAAGAGACATGGAGAAGCTCTTGAGTATGTGGCTGACCACGCGGGGGAGCGATATCCATTTCGTGTGGTTAGAGTAGAACGGACTATTGTATTCGGCGAAGGAGCCGAAAGAAGGAAGCGCAATGCCAAAAAGTAAAGCTGCAAACCATGTTCACCGTTACAAGAAGGTGAATATTGGTTCTAAGGAAACTCCATATCTTGTCTACAGGTGTATGAAACCCGCTTGTAGCCACTATATCCCCATGCATATGGCCGAAGGCCGCATTTGTGAGTGTAATCGTTGTTTCAAACCAATGCTTCTTACTAAGGAAATCCTCACTCACACTGGCGGCGGTCCCATGTCCAAACCTCATTGTAGTGATTGCGTTAAGAGGAAGAAGCCAAGTGCTGTTGAAGCGATTGCTGCATATCTGGAAGGAAATAAGACTTAGACTGTCACCCATGATTCCAAAGGAGAAGGAAAAATGGAGAATAATCAGCAAGAGGCACTGGATAGAATAAGTGAAGTTGGTGTATTGGCTGTTGAGGTCATGAGATTGTATCGTGAACTTAACAAGTCATACAACAACCTCATTGTGGAACTCGCGAATGTTGTCACACTTTCTGCTACTGAGGAGTTTGATAATGTTCCCTCGCGCCTGATAGTAGAGATACTTGAAAGGCATGGCACGATAATCAGAGGTCTCAGTAAGAGAATAGAGGAGTTGGCTAAGTGACTATTCTGTCTGCTACGATTGGTGACGCACTGTTCACCATGTTCAAAGGAGAACCGGGCACACGAAAGTCTACGTGTGCCCTTTCTTATCCTACTCCACAATACTGGGTTTCTACTGACCAGAAAATGCAAGCTCTCACTTTACCCGCTAAGCGTTGGGGAGTAAAGATGAGTGATGTTCAGTATGATGACTACACTGATTGGGACGGTCCTAAAGCGAAGCTCGAACAGTTACAGGTCAACTGTCCATTCAGAACTATTATTGTCGATTCAGCAACGTCAATCGGTGACAATATGAATCGACAGACTATCAAGTCGAAACGTGCTGAAGGTTCTGGTAAACGAGTCGGGAATATATACGTGCCAGGACTGGAAGAATATAATGCTGAGGCCAACGCTTTTGGCGAACTAATGGCAATACTTCAGGACATCCACAAATACCATAAAGTCCACGTCATCATCATCGCGCATGTAGTGGGTCAGCGTAAGGACGACGAGAAGAATAAGCTGACTCATCATTCCAGAGTTATCATCACCGGCGGAGATAAAATATCGGGTAAGATTGCTTCCAAGATGACGGAAGTATATCACTTCGATATTAAGCCGGGATTCGCAGAAACAGATGAGGGGGAGTATGGTCTATTCACCAGTCATACTGGTAATGACTATGCCAGAACCTCTCTACCATTAGAACGGAAGATTGCATTTAACAATGACCCGCTGTATGAGCGTTACATTGCTCCAGCTATTCAGAAGTTAAATGCTGAAAAACCCGTTCAAAGAATACCACCACAACCAACAGTCGTAACACCAACACAACCACCATCCACCACACAACCACTGACCAACGTTAAACCGTTTGTTAGTAAGGAGTGAATTGACTATGGCGTTTATCTCGTTTGGTAAACGCGACCTGCTGAGGGGTAAGATTGTAACCCCAGCTTGGTATCGCGTTCGGATTGAGAGTGTGGGTGAAGCTCCTGCTAAAGCTTCTGAGAAGGGGCCATCCACGAACTATCCCGTTGAAGGAACTATTCTTTTCAACGGTGACACCGGGGACGTTGAATTTGCCAACGTTCCACTTGATTGGAATTTCAATAGCAAGGCCATTGGTTTTGCTGTTGGATTCCTTCAGGCTTTCGGTGTTGAAGTCACCGAGGGAACACGGTTCGACCTTGCATCTGCTTCCGGACGTGAAGTGGATGTTTTCGTTGATACCGACACTTACCAGAATCGTCTGGTAAATCGGGTCAATCACAAGTATCGCACGCCACGGCCTGACGTTAAGGCTGCTGCGTAACTAGTTTAACTAGGGGAGTATTCGTGGTGGTATACTCCCCATCTTTTCACAACTAAGGAGAACGTCAATGAGTATCTATCGTTTCGTTACTGCGGAGCCTGCGGAAGAATCAACCGATATGGATGAGCTTAACCGTAAGCAGTCCAATGAGGAAGATTCAGACATCGACGACGACTTCGACGAGGATGAGGACGACGATGATGAAATCGTCGAGGAAGTTGAGGACACTGACGTTTAACTATTCACTGTAAACCCTGACCCTGCTACCAACTTTATTCTCCTTGTCAATGGTAGTGGCACATATTGGGTGACAGTGATAGGGGAGCCTCACAAAGTATACTGTGGTATATACGTGGGGTTCCCCGCCTTTTGCGCACTAAGGAGCAGTCGTGAATAATCCAGAACTAATCGCCACAATACTCAAACGGGGTGGGCGAGTGCTTATCGTAGGTGGCGAAACAAAAGATTTGCCACGTCCATACCAAGAACACGCACAAATCCTTATCTGGGATGATGACAAAATCAACATCCTGAATAGGGAAATTCCCTCAAACGTCAAGGTCATAATGTGGAATCGCTGGATTTCGCATTCAACTGTTGCTCGTTTGAACAATGCTGCAAAGCAACTCCACGCGATTAAGTTCCCTATGCTTAGGTCTAGGGAAATTAAGGAACTTCTTTCAGAGGTTGTTCAAACTGATGCTCTTGATGTTCCTGATACTGTAGTTGAGGAACAGATTGAGCAAGCAATCCAAACTACGCCAGAAATACAGGAGACTACTGTGGCAAAACACGTAATGCTTAAGCCGGGACTTTTGCAGCAATTCCTCGCGAAGAACATCGACTTGTCTGTCGATTATTCAATCAAAGGGTCAAAGTCGAAAGAAGGCAAGAGACTCTTTGAAGTCGCGCAGAGGGATGGGGTCAAGACTACCATCATGTCCATCACTAATGCTTTGGGAATCTTTCTAAAGCAGAAGGCAAGTGGTGGTAAGACTGCTGCCAGAATCAAGGCTAAAACTGAATCTCATACTGGTGATGATTTTCAAGAACTAGAGCGTCTAATTGAGGACGCAATCGTCGCGATGAAACTTGTGCAGGAACATCTTCCCAAGGTCCGCAAAGAAACTGAGAGACTTCGCGGAATGAGGGAGAAGGTTCTGAAACTTTTCTCGCTCGACTAACTGCCATCTACTGAGCATCGCGGCAGTATGCTCCATTGTTTAATCCTCTTTTAGTCGTGAGGAGAATCATGAACACTCCGTTTAGTCAGTTCTTCGGTGGGGAGAAAAAAGAAGTGGACAATCACATTCCCGCCGAACCACAGGGCGATAACTCTCCAGAGAAACCCGGAGAAAAGAGAGTTACCGGCAAAATCATCAAGGTATCCGAAGAAGGATGGGGTTTCATTTCTTCCAAGGATATCAAGTTCACACGTATCTTTTTTCATTGGACCTCTCTGAAACAAGATACTCTGAGGTTCACCGACTTAAAGACTGCCATGAAGGTGGAATTTACCCCAGTGGAAGTCGAAGGAAAAGGCGTGCGGGCGATTAAGATAAGGGTCATCGAGGATGATAAGAAGGGAGTTTCTTAAACTCCTAGGAACAGGGGTAGCCGGTTTAGTTGTTGGTTCAGAACTTGACCTAGACCGGCTACTCTGGGTTCCAAATACTAAGAAAATATTCTTACCTAGTAGAACTGGCCTCACTGAATCCCAAATAATAGCCGCTGAATTTGAGCGGATTGTCCCCCACATCCAACGTTTATTCGAGAGGGATAACCTGTTCTACCAAGTTTTAGATGGTGGAATGCATATCCGTGCGGACAGGGACTTTCGTATTCCCATCGATTTGAACAATCAAATTATCGTGGAACCAGACAAGAAATGAGCATATCGTTTCTCGACCGTTACCAAGCTGAACCTACGTGGCATGGCAGGGCTATGATAATGGAAATTTATCACCTTGCTATGTCACATAGGAATAACCAATGGACTGTGGCTAAGACTGCAAGCCACTTTAATTGTAGTGTTGGATTGGTGAGCGAAAATCTCAAGCTCGCGGAGGCAATCCATTCAAATGAGAGACTATTGAACTGTGAGTCTCGACAGAAAGCTTTAAGAAGGTTGAATGGCTATGGCTGATAACCCGCCGGATGTAACTTCGAGTGAGATGAGGTATCACGATACGTGGAATACGTGCCCATACTGCAAACGCTCATGGAAAGACGCTAAAGCTACTCCGGGATTAATCCACAGAACGCGAGTCTGTGACGATTGTAAGAAGAAAGAAAATGACCAGAATTGCAGTAGTATCAACCAGAACCGACGCAACTATCAACTGGCTAAGACTTACCGTGTTAGAGGGTAAGCCAATTAAAGTAAATCATGAACGTAACTTTGTAGAATGTGGTGATACTGCTTACCATATTATTAATAGGAAAGAGCAAGCCTACGGATTTAGATTCGATGGCTATCTCGTAGCTCCTGATTATGAATCGGTGCTGGATGTAGTCAGAACGCGATGTGACGCAGGATGGGTATATAAAAGTGACCGAACATAAGTATGTCCCCGGAATGGGGTCGATTGGCGCAAAACTAATGATACTAGGGGAAGCTCCATCGTATGTGGAGACTGCTGCCGGTAAACCATTTCAAGGTCCATCAGGACGAGAATTGGACCGTCTGCTATACGATGCAGAAATACAACGCTCGTCCTGTTGGATAACTAATGTTTGTAAATACGAAGTTCCTCCTAATCCCCCGCGAAAGAAGATTCCATTTCACGTTCGTGCGAGGAATCATGGTATCGACATTCAAGAACAACTTACTGAACTTCAAAACGAAATTAATCAACTTAAACCCAATTGCATTCTCGCGTTGGGTGGCACCGCATTGTGGGCTTTATCTGGTAAAGATAAGATTGGGCAATACCGTGGTAGCATTATGTGGGGAATGGGGACGAAGTTTGTCTCCTCGTATCATCCGGCTCACCTTTTACATCAGGCTGGAGGAGAGATTAAAGGGTATTGGAATAGACAAGTTATGATTCATGACTTTAAGCGTGCCCACGCTCAGAGTCAATTCCGTGAATTAAATCTCCCCTCGCGCCACGTAGAAATCTGCCGTAATTCCGCACAGTTAGCCGAGTTTCGTAATCTCTATCGACAGAAAAGAAGGATGGCTGTTGATATTGAGGCTAATGGAACTTGTATGCCTGTGTGCGTTGGCCTCGCATTCAATAAGCATCATGCAATGGTCGTTCCGTTGTGGAATAAGGATGGTATATCCTCAATTCCCACCGCTGACATGGTGCAAATCTGGATTATTTTAGCAGAAATGCTATGGGAGAAAGACATTGTTGGACAAAACTTCAATTACGATAGAGACAAACTTAAACGACTTGGGTTTGTTATACGTCGCCTTGTCTCGGATATCATGCTCAAGGCACACGCCATCAATCCAGAGCTTCCAAAAGGACTCGCTTTTAATACCTCCATCTTTACCGAAGAACCCTTTTATAAAGATGAGGGTATGTATCAAGGGAGTCTCAATGATTTATTCATTGGATGTGGGAAAGATGCCTGCGTCACTATCGAAATTGACGAAGTCATGGACACAGATTTGGACGAACTTGGAATGCGTCCATTCTACGAAAATTTTCTGCTCAGATTGCCCGACTTGTATTGGTCTATTGAGCGTCAAGGTTTTAGAGTTAATGTCGACGCTCGCGACAGACTTATCCGAAAATATATTAGTTGGGATGAAGGAATCAGATACGAATTATTCAAACTCGTCGGAGCAGAAATAAATGTCAACTCCCACACACAAATCGCCAATCTACTTTGGGAGAACCTTAAGCTTCCTCGTAAGGAGACTACGGGCGAAGAAGATATTACTGCTTTGCTTAATTCGCAGTCGGCAATTAAGAACGAATCCCATAGAAGAATCTGTGAGCTTATTCTGGAGGGACGCAGAGTTAGAAAGACGGTATCTACTTATCTTATGGCTCTTCCAGACTATGATGGACGTATGCGGACTACCTATTTTCCCTGTCTTGATACAGGTAGAACCTCAACAGGACAACAAGACCCACCCATACGACCTAGTATCGAAGTCTTTGACGAACAGGGAAAGAAGAAAGATAAAGTTCTGGGAACCGCGTTCCAAACAATGACGAAACATGGTGATATTGGTGCTGATGTTAGGGAAATGTATATCCCTGACGAATGGCACTATGAGTTTATTGACGGTGAACTAGTAGGGGTATTTGAGGAGGAAGAATTTGTTCAGGCTGACAGTTCACAAGCTGAGGCGCGAGCCGTAGCATTGTTAGCTGATGATGAACGAACTCTTGCAATGTATGACGAACACGACATTCATGCTCTCACTGCTTCTTGGTTCTTCGGTGGCACTGAATCTGATTATAGCAAAAAGACTCTTGGCTATGAACATCCTGTTAGATTTGCTGGTAAAACACTACGACATGCGGGGCACTTGGGGGCTGGAAAAAGACGTGCAGCAACTGAGCTTAATACTCAGGCACGCAAATATAAGATACCTATTTCAATTACGGAAGCGATTGCAGAACGAGCCTTATCTATTTTTCATTCAAAGTCTCCACGAATACAACAAGTCTTTCAAGCAAAAGTCATCGAATGCCTCAAAACCAACCGTCAACTGATAGCTCCCATTCCATATGGTATTGACGCTTCGTTGGGTGGTAAGAGAACATTCTTTGAGCGTATGGGAGATGAGCTATTCCGTCAGGGATTCTCATATCTTCCTCAAAGGGCTGTATCGGATAACACTAAAGCAGCAGCCCTTCGCATTCAGTATCGGATTCCTACGATTAAGATAGTCATGGAAGCTCATGACGCATTACTATTTAGTATGCCCATTTCCAAGAAGAAGGAATGGATTCCTATTATCAAACAGGAGATGGAACGACCAATTGATTTCTCGCGCTGTAGTTTGCCTAGACATGAATTGGTTATTCCGTGTGACATTGAATGTGGAAAGGACTATCGAAACTTAAAGAAGTTTAAGGATTTTGAA